ATCATCCTCAATTCCTTCAAAAATTAACAAGGACGTTAAAATGTCAAAGCTTTTCACACGCGATCAACTTCGCGCCTCAGCATATCGAGCAGTTATTCCTATGTCAGTTCTCTTAGATATGTCGCTCTCGGTGAATGCGATCCGTCTTTACGGAATGATAGAGCAAATGCTTAGCAACACTGGCGAGGTCTATTTCAGTCTGAAATACATCGGCTCCCTTTTTAACTTAGAGATACGGCAGGTCAAATACATAGCTAAGGAGCTCAAAGATGCCGGATATCTTGAGCGCAAGAAAATCAACTCTACTAAATGGCTCTGGACCCTCAAAAGAGGGGAAGTTATCCAAGAGGAAGAGGGGGAGGAAACCCCATTGCACCCCTCAAGTGGGGTGCAGCCAAATTGCACCCCAGGGGTGCAGTCGGAGTGCACCCCAGGGGTGCAGCCAAATTGCCCCCATAAATACCATCATATAAATACTAAAAACATAAATCATAATAATGGGGTTTTTACTGAGGAAGAAATTAAGGATTTGAAGCTTTTAAGGTTCGGCATGAGGCCAGATATCGATGATGATGATTTTATGGTTTTATGTGAGAAGATTTACAAAGAAAATGATCCAAAATTCGGACATCAAGCACGGATCAATGGGATTAGAGCCATGATAAAAAAGGGAATGCGGGGGAGTCGCTGGGAAATAGCCTCTAAAACCTCACCAAACGCTCCAGGAGCTGCGAACAGTTCAGGCTATGCCTACCATGGGGAAGGACCGAGATATCATAGCCAAGCGGCGAATAATGCGAGCTATCCCCTATATTGTTCATCTTTTCTAAGAAACCGAGCTCTTGGGCTGTTTATTGCTGATTCTGAAGCTTTGAGCTTGGAAGAATGGAAAGCGGCTGGGTCTCCTGCCATAGATCCAAGAAAAGAGATCATAAACTCATGACTGAACTCTTCGACAAATCCGAATAGTTCAAAAGTGTATTGCACATATTCGAAATTGTGATATTATTGCTTCGCAACCGTTGCCGCCAGGTTTTTACTTTTTCATTGTACCTGGCGGTCTTTTTAGTAGGGATTTAAAATATGACAAACTGGCACCCAATCAAATTGGCTGAAGCCTTGCTAAGACGCAAAGAGCTACAAGCAAAAGTTAATCAAGTTTCTAGCTTCAAAACTCAAAACCTGTTCGAGCAACGCGTGCAACGCATTAAAGTTTCGGATGGTATCGACGAAGTCACCGCAAACGTTCCTAAGCTAAGCTTGGAAGAAGTCACAGCCGAGTATGACTACTACGCAAGACAACTTAGACTAATCGACGCAGCAATTCAGCAAGTAAACTGGACCGCTGAAGTACAAGTCGATAAAAACGCGCTGCACGCTTTCAGCGAAAAAGTTTGATCGAATACAAAAGACCGGGGCGAATGGTAAGGGCTTGCTAGTGTGCCTCAAACACTTAGACAATGCGCATTGTCGTAGCATTTAATTTGATTAGCTCATATGGTAGAGCGCGTGAAAGGTAATCATGAAGCAGGCGGTTCAATTCCGCCATCAAATGACTGGCCGCAAGTGCGGTCAAAAAATGAACTTCGACTATTTGAACATTGAAAATTGAACGCTATAAGATCCGAATACGAGTATATCCGAATCCCGATTAGTAGAAGTCCGATTAACCAAACCATTGACCGGTCTTTTTTTAAGGTAGTAAAAATGAATGATGAACACGTAAGGTAGTAAAAATGAATGATGAACACGTAGAGAAGCTATACAACGCAATTAAAGACTTCAACGATGACAAGGGCTATGATGCCTTTTCAGACATGCTTGATAATTTTTTGATAGATCATGGCTACGCCACAGGGCCCAAAGAATTAACCCTTGAAGGCGTTAAGGTCTATCTGAAAGCTATTGAAATGTATGCACTCAAAACTTATGGATATGTTCCTGACTTCCACTCTCGAATTTTTGGTATAAAAACAGATGCAACTACCCATTGATCTAAGCGATTTGCCCGATGAAATAAATAGCCCTCCGAAAGAGGTTGAGTAACATAACATGTCCAATGAATCATTGCACGAAGATCTAGCCTATTTTTTCCTTAAAGAATAGTTTCTGAGATCACAATTGAAATCGAGGACGGACGCGCCCAATATTCTTTCTGCGCTGTCAGGTGCACGATTTGCTTATCATCAAGATAAGCAATGTTATTTAGCGCATCACAGACCGTTTTGACGAGATTGTCCAAGTCAGGGTGTGAGGTATGCCGAGATTTGAGCTTCTTTTCATCGTCAGTGTGAAAGAAGAAGCCAAGCCGCATAAACACCGGCGCATCCGTGGGCTGTTGCTGATTCTCAATCATCCATTTTTTGACCATGATTTTGATTTTGCTTTCTGCGTTGCGTGTTTTGTCGGGCGTGAAGGCCCTAGTCTTACCTAAGGCATCAGTAAAAACGCGGGGCCTTTGCTTAGCAACTGGGTCTAGTTCTAGAATGCAGTCCACAATGGTGTTAATCACTTGATTTTATACCTTTGCATTAAAACCAGGGCCCTTGAGCGATAGTACTCTGTAAATTTATCAATAAATCGCGTTTGATCTTCTTCAGCAAGCTTATTAAATTTCCTCAATGCTTTCACTTCCATGCCTCGAACTCTTTCAGAAGACCTATTTAAGAATTGACCTATAGCTTTCAGTGTGTAACCTTTTGCTCTCATAAGCAAAATGACACCATCGAAAAGGTAAAAATCTTTTGGAAGTGATAGCTGAGCTTCTGTTTTAATGTCAAGGGGGACATTTTCGATCAAAGGCCACGGGTTATTTTCTTCCCTGCATTTTTGACTAGTCAATATTTTAGGCAATCTTTCGGCTGCGATTTCATGATATGTTTTAGTTGTTTTGATATATGGCATAATTCCCCCTAAATAATCACTCATGCTCTTTTTCGCAAGCTCTCAAAGTATTAAGCCAGCCTTCGTTGCTTTCTTTGATATCTTCAATAAGTTCTTTAAGCAAACTTGCTTCGCCGTCTTCATCATCGGGCATGAACGCAAGCAAGCTAATGGCTGTCAAGGCTATAGAGAGCTCGACTTGATGCTTCTCAAGTTGTTTAACGGTCGATTTGTAGATTTTCTTAATGTCAAATTTCATATTTTAGATCCTCAATAATTCTAAGTTCTTTGCGCTTCAGCTTCCCAAGCATAGCCTTGGCAGATTTGATCATCATACGATAGAGAAATCTGTGTGAAAGCGTGCAGCGCTTCAAATCATCTTTGCATTCTTGAATGAATTTTTCCGTGCGCAGAATTTCTTCGCGCACTTCTTCGAGTTCGCTTGTACTCATAAGTCATTAAATCCAAGAGTCTTGATATAATCATTCTCTTCTACGATCAAAGCATTTAAAGTCTTTTTAGAATATTTGAGCATTTTTTCATAGAGAGCTTGACGATTCGGCTCACAATTTTCTAAATCCTCTTCAAGAAGAGAGATAATCTGTTCAGTATCCAGTATTTCAGCTCTAAGCAAGTCTAAATACTTTGATAGCTCATCGCTCATTGACTTGTACTACTATTGCGTCAACGTCAGCATAAAATGATGATATATTTAGATTGCAGACTTGCGAAATGTCTTCATAGACTACACCCTCAAAATCAAGCAACCATTGAGCATAGTCGGATAATGATGTTTCTGGATTAGCAGCGGGGGCATATCCAGCGGTTTTCCACACAGCATTTTTGATTTTGACCTGAATAGTGACGTCTACTAGCTTAAGAGACGGCTTAAGTTTAAAACCTGCTATACGCGAATACAGGGCCTTTGCGACGTCTCCACGATTGAGAATATTAACCGGCTTTTTAAATTTAACTTCGGCTTGAACAAATGGCATGATGTTTCCCTACTTATTAATCAATGTGACTGCGAAAATTGCAGCCAGCGCGAACAAAAACACATTTGCAAATCCTAGCAATGTGACTCGACTTTCGAGCGATGATAAATCGTCTTGCAAGTCTATCAGATTGCCCTCCATTTCTCGAAACTTTTGTATGTCAAAGAGGTTAGAGTCAGTTATACCATTGTCAGCTAACATAGTAACACGCCCCATAGTTTCTTGTTTCTCAAAATCTTTGATAACGTTCAAGGCATTTTTTAGCCAATCAGTGGAATCTTCCATTTTTTCCCCTTGAAAATGTGAAATTTTACCCCATTTTGTTAAATAATGTTGCTATAATAAATTGATAGAACCAATTTAGCTTTGTTGCTTAATTGGATGACAAATACAGCTGACTTAAAAATGGAATTAGCATGGCAGCTCATATAAACGACATGACACCTAATGGCGCACCCGCCGCCCCTCCTAAGCCTGACGGAACTAAGTGGAATCTAAATACTCAATATGAACCCTCAATGTGTCAGACCATCCTTGATGTTTTTGAGCATGGGGGCACTCTAGCAACAGCTTGCGCAGCTATCGGAATCGGCAAACAAACCTTTTTTAAGTGGATTGATGCCTTTGAAGAGTTCCAAACAGCATATGATATGGGTATGAGCCTTTCTGAAAAATGGTGGGACAACAAAGCCCAGAAAAACCTTGAATGGCTTGATGCTAAAGGCCAAGAACAATTCCGCACCGAGATTTGGAAGTTTCAAAAAGCCGCAGAGTTCGGCGCCAAAGATAAGGCGGATACAACTATTTTGGTCGATTCAGGCTCAGATAAGATTCAGGACCTAATCAAAGAAATCAGACAAGGACATATCTAGCATGCCATTAGTCAAAGGCCCAAAAGCCAAAACAAAGAAAGGATTTGAAAAGAATCTCGTCACGGAACTAAACGCCGGAAAGCCCAAAAACCAGGCTTTGGCGATTGCTTATTCTGAAGCTGGCGAGAAGCGCAAAAAGAGGCCTAAGAAGAAATGAGCGACGCCGAAAGGATGATTTTTCTATGCTTGTTTAAATCAATCCCATGGCAAATTATTGAGTCACTGCAAATCTGCTACGATCATGGTGACGAAGTAGTAAAGGACGCAGCGCTAACAGCGGCTAAAAAAATTGAATTATTGATAAGTAATTTGAAAAGACTTCAAACAAACAGTTAAGGACAACTACCATGCAACACGACGGAAAGACCAAGACCCCAGGACGCGGCCAAAACATGGGAAGCGGCGGACATGAATACGCACCTCCTTTGATGAAACAAAAAATGGGACATAAGCGCGAGCATTCAGTGGAAATGCACGGCGACGGGCACAGAATCGATGGAATGAAAAAAGGCTGTTAATTCTTGTCACTGCTAGATGACCCAGAATTCAGTGATTTTCTGAAGACCAAGGCGCTGTTACTCGGCAGCTACTTGACCTTCGTGCGCGTTTTTTTTGAGCTCAAGACCGGTAGGAAGTTTCTCCTGTCAGATCCAATCGGTCGCGAGTCTCATTTCATTTCTATAGCCAAGAATCTTAGGCGTGTATTCGACGGGCAATCAACTCGGCTGATTATCAACGTTCCGCCGGGACATTCTAAAACGACCATGCTTTGTTACTTCATTGCTTGGTGTTATGCCAATTATCCAGACTGCAACTTCATCTATGTTTCGTATTCTCACGAGCTCGCAGAGAAAGCCACGGGCTTAATCAAAGAAATAATATCGATGCCGTTGTACAAGAAGTATTTTGACGCGCGTATATCTGACAGCGTTAAATCTCGCGGTAATTTTATTGTCACAGATGGAAAAGGTGGGGGCGGTGGTAGATGCGTTGCAGTGGGGGCAGCCGGTACCATTACGGGGTTAGATGCAGGCTTACCAGGGGATTTAGAACGCTTTGGGGGTGGAATTATCATCGATGACGCTCACAAAGTTGACGAGGCGCACAGCGACACACTGCGCAATCGTGTGACTACAAACTACAAAGAAACGCTTAAGTATCGTTTGCGTGGTCCCAGGGCTTGCATGATTTTCATCGGGCAGAGGGTTCACGAAGATGACCTCGCTAACTTTCTTATATCAGGCGGTGATGGTTACGAGTGGGAAAAAGTCATTCTTCCCGCGCTTGATGAGGTAGACAATGCGCTTTTCCCTGAGAACTTCCCCAAAGAGAACTTGCTTGTTGAGCGTGAGGTCTCGCCTTATGCTTTTGCTGGACAGCAACAACAATGCCCGCAACCTAGCGGCGGGGGTATCTTTAAACCTCAGTGGTTCCCGCTGCTTCTCGAAGAGCCCAAAATCATCAGCACGTTTATTAGTGTCGATTCTGCCGAGTCCGAGAAATTCACCGCCGATTACACAGTGTTTAGCTTCTTTGGAATTTACAAGATTATCTACAAGGGCGGCATAGATACAGGGCAATATGGGCTACACTGGATAGATTGCTATGAGCTCAAATGCGAGCCTAAAGACATTGAAGATGAGTTCATTCAGTTCTATATGGAGTGCTCACGCCATCGCGTTAAGCCTCAAGTCGCAGTGATAGAGAAGAAATCCAGCGGAACGGCGCTTATATCCGTACTAAAAAGTTTCCATGGCCTGAGAGTCCTGCCTATTGAAAGGGGCAGAGACAGGGATTCAGGCCGCCCATTCACTAAGATTGACAGATTTTTAGAGTGTCAACCTTATGCAGCCTCTGGCAAGATTACTTTTCCCAAAGCGGGAAAGCACACAGAAGCAACCATCGAGCACCTACGCAAAATCACCGCAAACAACACTCACCGACACGATGACCGCGCAGATACTATGCAGCAAGCCATACAGTGCGCTTTAATTGAAGGTATACTTCTCCCGTCGACCAGTACTGTCTCTCAAGACAGAATCATCGACAATATGGCTCAACGGATGAACCGCCTAAACGAACTCAAAAAGCAGGTATACCATGGATGAAATGACTAACCGCAGCGAACTTAAACGCATGAAGAAGAACGTCGAAAACTCTTACGACGGCTTTGTAATGAATTATGAGCGTTATTCACGAGGCAGGCGGTTTGTATTCATCACTACCATGGACGGCTCAAGACGGGCTGTAAACGCTGAATTGCAGCGCCCTAGCCTTGAGTTTAACGTGCTTGAGTCATACGTCTCGCGGCTATTGGGTGAGTTTGCATCTAACACGCCGAGCATTCAGATCAAGCCCGCTGAAGATTTTAACTTTGACGACCCGCAGCAAAAGGAATTACAGGCTAAAACCATTGAGGTATTAGAGGGCTATGCGCGTCATATTCTCTTTGAGAGCGAGAAAAACGGAACACAATATGAGATTTTCCGCGACTTGCTAACCGGCGGCTATTCATCAACAAAGCTTTTTACTGACTATGTCGATGAGCGCTCAATGCTCCAGAATATCTACTGGGAGCGAAATCACGAACAGACCCTTGTAGGTTTCGATTTGTTAGCAAAGAACAAAGATAAGTCAGACGGCGACTATTGTTATGAAATCATCCCTAAACGTCGCCATGAGTTCGAGACTGAATTCCCAGACGTTGATATATCCCAGCTCAAGTTCTTGCGTCAAAATGCGCTAAATTCTGGAGCACAAGGCAACTTTGGCCCCTTTTCTTGGTCGTTCAAGGTCGGAAACGAAGATATCTTGATGGTTTGCGACTATTACGAAAAGAAAAAGAAGCGAACAAAGCTTTATAAGCTATCAGACGGTCGCAGCATGACCCGCGAAGAGTATAAAAAGCTCTTGGAAGAATGGGAGGAAGAAAGAGAAATAACCTTACCCCCTATCGTTGTTCAAGAGCGCGAGACCGAAATCACAAAGATTATTCGCCACATCATGATTGAGAACAAAATCCTTAAGACAGAGGAAACCGAGTACACCTGTTTCCCTCTTAAATTCATTGATGGTAATTCCGTTACGGCACGAGATGAGAAAGCTGGCTCAAACTATCAAATGACGCGGCCATATTTCTATCATGCTGAAGGCTATCAGATGTTAAAGAACTTAGCCGGACAACAACTCGCGAACGAGCTCGAAAACGTCAGACCTCAACAGATTATCGCCTCGCTTGAGTCAATCAATGAGAAGTACCTGGACGCATACGAAAAGCCCCAAAACACAACAACGCTTTTCTATAACCAGTACTATGAAGGCGACCATATGAAGCAGTTAAACCCGCCCATATTCGCCCCTAGAACTCAGATTCCGCCCGAATATCTGCAAACCTTCGTAGGTGCAGACCAAGGAATCATGCACGTTTTAGGCAACTTCGACGCGAATATGGCGGATATGTCTAAGCATGATGTCAGCGGCAAAGCAATCATTGAAACAATCACGCTAGGCCATGCCTCTGCCAAGCCTTTTCTGGTCAATTACATGCGCGGGCTACAAGCCAATCTACAAGCAATGATTGATTGGATCCCCACTTACTACACGACCCCCAGAAGCTTGCCTGTGATGACTGAAGACGGCAAACATGGCTATGAGATGGTCAATCAACCCGGCGGCGTATCGCTTAACTATTCCCCTGGTTCTTTTAAAATCGAAGTAGAAGCAGGCGTGAGCTTTGAAGCGCAACAAACGAAGTTTATGAATCAAACAATCGGGCTTGCTAATGCTATCCCAAGCTTTGGCCAGTTCCTCAATGACACTTGCCTAGACCTCATCGTTGATAACCTAACCATTCGCAACGTCGAAACAATGAAAGACCGCGCCGGTAAATGGATGCAGGCGAAGCAAGAAATGAACGCAGCCATGATGGAGCAGCAAAAGCGCCAGCCTTCCATTGAACAGCAAGCTATGCAGGTCGCTCAGCAACAAGTACAGGCCGAACATGAGGTCGGCATGAGCAAGGTACAAGCTCAAATGATGTCAGATAAAGCTAAAACAGACTTGGAAGCCGCAAAAATTGAGCTTGCACGTGATGAAATGCGCATTGAAGTTGCAAGAATCCTAGCTGAATTGCGCTTAGAAGAGGAAAAGCTAGGCATTGAGCAGCAAAAAGCAGATGACAAGCGCGTTGATATGGCCCTTGATGCGGCTGTTAGAGAATCGTCACATCTTCACGACGTTTCGCACAAAGCAATCGAGCGCGATATGTTAATGCTCGACAAGCAGCTTGCAAGAGATGCTCACGAACACCAAAAAACCATGAGCGAAAAGGCAGCTGTTGAGCCTGAAATGACAGAAGAACCCAAGAAACGCGGCAGACCCAAAAAAGCTAAGGAATAAGCATGGACCAAGACTATAAAGATATGTTAGATGAAGTTAAGAAGCAGTTTTTCTATCGTCTTGAGATATCAATCACTGAGTATGAGCATGACGAAAGACTCAATGAGACCAAGCCAGTTTGGCCCGCTCACAATATGGCAATCAACGCGGAAGATTTACAGGTTATAGTTGACGCGCTTAAAACGTTTTTGATTTCATGCTGTGGTTTTGATAAAGAGACAGTTGAAAACCGGATTACCACTAGGGATTAAATTTATTACCACTATAAAAGAAAAACCGGCCACGATTTGTAGCCGGTCTTTCAGCGCCTAGAGGATATCTTGCTAAGAATATATTAGCAGATAATTCCGTCAGTATCGACGGATTCACTATCAAATTTCTTTCTCAGCTCTTCCTCATGCTTCTTCTCTTCCTCAATGGATTTTTTGAGAATGTCTAGCATATTCTTTGCAAGCTCATTAACTGCGAACTCGTGCAAGTCCGGCTTGATGCACGTGTAGATATTGAAGCGCAAAAGATTTGCCGCCGTAGTCACTAACGTTTCGCACATTTGTTCATGTGTGATGATGTCGGCATTGTCCCGCGCGTACTTATTTTGAATCATGTATAGATTATCAAACAAGCGGTCAGTATGCCTCTTAATAACTTCCATATTCTCAGGGTTGGCTTGCATTTTGTGTTCCTTGTTGTGCATTGAGCTTTGCTTCCAGTGCGTCAAGACGCTTTAAAACGACAGCTAGCGCATCTTCGCCAATTCCTACAACCAAGCCAGCTGGCCCAGATGTTTTCAATGCCTGAGCCTGTGCAGCTTCAGCAAGTTGCATCATTTCGGTTAGATGCTGCGTGATTTGCGCGTGATGGTCTGACCACATCTTCAATGAATCTTGATAAAGTTCGCTTAAAAGTTTCATAATTTCCCCTTATGTTAAAAAAGCTGTGAGTCGGAATCGAACCGACGACCTATTGCTTACAAGGCAATTGCTCTACCGGCTGAGCTACCACAGCGGTATTGGCTGGCAATCCAAGGATCGAACTTGGGACAAACGCATTAACAGTGCGCGACTCTACCGCTGAGCTAATTGCCAATATTACTACTTCGGGGCGTGGACTCGAACCACAATTAACAGGTTCAAAGCCTGCTGTCCTGCCATTAGACGACCCCGAAATGAAAGTTAATAATACACCAAACGCTTGTAAGCTCAAATTCTTAGTGCTATATTACAAGTGCCGTCTACTCGAACGTTACCGAGGGTCTACC